GACGAGGTAAAGAAGGTTCTCTTTATCGGCGTGAAAACGCCTGCGGGATCGGTTCCCGCCGGAACGGTTTCTGCCATCTCGAGCGAATCGAATAGCCGCGCCCGCTTCGGCGAGGGATCGCCCCTGTCGGTTATGGGGCAGAACTTCCTCGCCCTGAACACGACCGAAAAACTTTACGGCCTCGGTCTCGCGGAACTCGCGGCCGGGGTCAAGGCCGTAAAGTCGCTCACCTTCGGCGGCCCCGCAACCGAGTCCGGTATGTTCGTTCGTTACATAAACGGGCGAAAGGTTTCAATCAGCGTCGCGAACGCGGGAACGCCCGCGGAAATGGCGGCGGCCTTTGTGGCTGCGGCACAATCCTTGCGCGACACGGAAGTCGAGCTTTCCGTCGATACCACGAATACCGCAAAGGTTCTGCTTACGGCATTGACGAAGGGCGTGAACGGGAACTACATCACCTGCGTGGCCGGACTCTACGGAGAGGCAGACCCGGCGGGCGTTACGGCGACATTCGAGACCGTAACGCAGGGCTCGGGCAATCCCGACGTGTCGACCGTGCTCGCGGCGATCGGCGAGACGAAGTATCACTATATCGTCACCGATCTCGCGGACGTGGCAAACATCATCGCCCTTGCCGCCGAACTGAAGAGCCGCTACAGCGGAACCCGTCAGATAGACGGTCGTCTGTTCGTGGCCCTTTGCGGCGAGGACGGGGATGAAAGTACCGCAGGTAGCGTCATCAAACAGGCAACGGCGAACTCCCCGCATATCGTGTACATTCCTCGCGGTACGAACCCGCAGTCTCCGGCCGTCTGGGCCGGTCGTTTTGCCGCTCCTCTCGTACGTCGTCTCGCGGACGATCCGGCGGCTAATATCACCGACATCGAAGTCGACGGGCTCATCGTCACGCAGGAACGGAACGCGACCGCGCGCGGGAAACTGCTCGGGGCTGGTGTCGCGACCTATCGGACATCCTCGACCGGAACTGTTCTCATCGAGCGCGTGGTCACGAGCTATACGACGAACACGGACGGCGATCGCGACGAAAGCTATCTCGACATCCAGGTCGTCGAGACGATATCGGCCATTCGCGCCTATATCAACTCGACGGCGCGAACCCGGTACAAGACCTGGAAGCTTGCGGAGACTTCCGAAAACTTCGGTTCGGGGGCGAAGGTCATGACGCCGGAAATATGGAAAGGTTTTCTGGTGGAAATCTATCAGGAAGTCTTTATCAAGGAAAAACAGTGGTGCCAGGATCTTGAGTCCTACAAGGCGACTATCCTCGCCGAAGTCGCGTCCAAGAGCCGGTTGAACTGGCAGCATAAACCGACCCTGATCGGTCAGTTCTATATCGGCGCCGGTCTTACCCAGTTCGATTAAAGGAGATCGCATGAAACTTCTGAAAGTAAAACGGGTTCTGTCGGCCTCATTGGGGGAACTCCCTCTGAATGCTGGTGGTAACACATTCAAGCCGTCGTCCTACAAACGCGAAACGAAGGAAGCCGAAACGCACGAGAATATCGGCTATACCGAGACACCGACGGCCGCCGAGCTGAAGGTGTCTCTTCAGGCAACGATGGATCCGTCGAAGTTCACGGATTTGGCGAATGATACGCTCACGGTATTCATCGACGGAGGCGGACAGCACGTAATGCCGAACGCTTGGGCCACGGACGCGGTTGAGCTTGGCGACGGGGAAATGTCCGTTACCTTCAATTGCGGAAAGAGCCAGAAGGTGTAAGGGAGAACGGCCATGATCTATTCGCTGAAATCACCGATTACGCTTGGGGAGCGGACGGTAAAAGAACTCGACATCATCGATCGTCCGAAGGTAAAAAACCTGCTTGCCATGGATACCTATACAGACGGGAGCGTCGCCCAGATGGTCGCGCTCATCGGCAGCCTGACGAACGAATCGATTCTGCTTATCAACGAGCTTGAGCCCGAAGATTACGCGGAAATTCGTTACCGCGCAAACAATATCTATCAGCGGTTCGTATATCGGCAGATACCTGTCGAAGAGAAGGCAGGGAAGAAGGACGACCCTACGGCGACGACAGCAGCGCCGAGCTGACTGTCGGAAAAATAGCGAGGACGATCCGGGAAATGTGCGTTGACCTGATGCACTTCCTTCCCGGATTGTCCTATCAGGAAATAAAGGAAATGGACTGGCCGGATTTATCGGCGTGGTATGACACGGTGATGGACCGGTACGGGCCAGCGGAGTGATATGGGCGATACGATACGCGCGGGCGTCGCGCTTTCATTAAAAGGCGATTTCTCCGCCGGAATAAAAAAGGCGGGAGCCGATGCCAAAGGCTTCGGGGATGGCGTATCGGCATCGATGAAGAAGGTTGACGGGATTCTTTCCGGCGTCGCGGGTAAAATCGCGGCGCTCGGAGTTTCCATCAGTGCGGCCGCCGCCGTCAAGAACACCATTGACTTTGATGACAAGATGACGCGGCTCGGCATCACGGCGGACATTAGCGCCGAACGGGTCGATGCGCTCAAGAAAAAAATGTGGGAGACCGCGCAGGCTCCCGATATAAAGATCAACGTCGATTCGCTTAACGAAGCCGTGGATCAAGTCCTCGAACGAACCGGCGATATTGAGTTTGCGGAAAGCAATCTCCGGGCAATGGGACTCGCCATTCAGGCGACCGGCGCAAGCGGGGCAGATATCGGCGGTCTTTTCGCCGAGTTTCAGAAAATGGGGCTCGGCGCGGATATCGCCATGAAATCTCTCGACCTTCTTACCGTTCAGGGAAAGCAGGGAGCTTTCACGCTCCAGAATCTCGCCGCCCTCGGCCCTCGCACGATCGCCGCGTATACCGCGACGGGTCGTAGCGGCGCTCCCGCGCTAAAGGAAATGGGAGCAGCGCTTCAGGTTATCCGCATGGGCACGGGTTCGTCAGAACAGGCCGCCACCGCGTTTGAGGCGCTCATGCGAACCCTCACGGATCCGGTTAAGCAAAAAGAACTCGCAAAGCTCGGCGTTTCCGTTCGCGATACGTCGGGAAATTTCCGCTCGGTAACAGACATCATGGGCGATGCCATAACGAAATCTGGCGGGAGCATGGAACGGCTCGGAACTATCTTCGACGCCGAGGCGATGCGCTCTTTCAATTATGAACTGGGCGAATTCAAGAAAACCGGCGCGATGCCGACTCTCCAGAAATTTATTGATCTTCAGTCCGACGGAACGACAATCCTGAAGGATTCCGCTCGGGCGGCGAATGACGCAAAATCGAACATCGAAAACCTGCAGACCGCTTTCTATAGATTCGCAGACAGCAAACTTACCGGCCCGTTAGCTAAAGTGACGGAGGGTCTCAATCAACTCGCCGAAGACCCGGACAAGTTCCAACGCGTATTTACCGGGATCGCGATCGGCATCGGTACTATCGCGGCAGTCAAAGGGTTGGTTACCGTTACAACCCTTATCGGCAATATCAAGAGTCTTCGCGGTGGCAAGGTCGGAATAGATGTTGCAGGAGCTGGCGGTGCAGGCATGCCCGTGTTCGTGACGAACTGGGGCGGCTCGGGAGTTACGGCGGGAACGTTCGCCAATACTGCGCCGGAAGTATGGAAAGATACCGGCGCGAGTCTTTCAAAGAACAGTAGCTGGATACCGAGCGGAACCGGAAAGGCGGCCTTGGCCGGGATGGGCCTTGCCGCATTAGTCGCCGTGCCACAAACCATAAGTGAAATTCGCTCCATTAAGGCAGATACGCAGTTAAGCAATCATGACAGGGCAGCGCGCTCCGGCGCGGCCGTCGGTGGCGCGATCGGAACCGTTGCCGGGGCCGGGGCAGGAATTGCCGTAAGCGCGATCGCTGGCGCTAAACTCGGCGCGTTAATCGGTACGGCTTTTGGGCCCGGAATAGGCACGGCGATTGGCGGCGTAATTGGCGCCGGAGCGGGAACACTGGTCGGAATCGCGATGGCAAAAGCCGGACGAGAGGCTGGTGGCTATATCGGGGGCAAACTCGGGGATTCCGCTGAAAGTAAACGGCTCTCTGACGTTCGTTCCTTCTCCGCCCGAACCGGCATCAGCGCGGCGGATCTTGAACGGGCCAATGCCGCGTCACGGCAATATGCGGCGGCAAGCCTGCGAGCCCCGTTGCCGCAAGCAAGTCGACAGGAAGCGATTCTCACAGGCAACGCCGAAATGCTCGTGCGTGTCCAGTCGGACGTTCCCGTCACGGCCTCGGTCGTCAGTACCCGTAATTCAATCGCGGGCATGACCGTTAATACCGGGAACGTCCGCGAGGCGAGGGCCAATCAATGAGCTTTGACTTTTCGTTACCCGAAGTTTTCTCTAAAAGTTGGCGAAAGGCGCTCCGAAACGAAGGACTCGCTGAAAGCGGAGGTCTCCCGCGCCGGACAAGCTATCAGTCT